GCATTTCTTAACTGGTCTATCTCCTGGGAAATGTCTGCCATTTAGTCCACCTCCGCTTCTTCAACAATCTCCTTCGCTTCAACAATCACCGGAGGTTCAGACGGAGCCTCTTCTGACCCTGTCGTTTCCGCTTCTTCTGTTTCTTCCAAAGCGGCTGGCTCCTCGAACGTCCGGATCAGTTCTGTTTTCTCTTTCTCAAAAGCCTCCTCTTTTTCTTTGATTTGGGCTTCGTAATACTCCTTCAGTTCTTCCTCATACCTTGCGGTATCGTCTGCCAGTTCGTTTCCGGCATTGGTTCGGATCTCAGCCAGGATTCCACTTAAAATTCCCTCTGCCATAAAAATAGGCAGCCCATAAGCCGCCATCGTATTTCCAACCTGTCTTGTCAGAGCTTGTTTTGCATCTGCATAAATCACACTAAACGGTCTTGTTGGTTTCTTTCTCTCTTCCATCTTTTTCTACCTCCTGCTCTCTTTTGATAGTTCCTATAGCTACACTGTTTTTTGCTGTTTTTTTAGGTTCTTCACCTTTCGGAAATATAAGCTCCATGCCCTCACCTCCTAATTCCAGTAACCGACAATAATGCCGTTGTAGACTCTCAGATGGGAATACGTCCAGCTATTCCCGTTATTCGTTATCTCACACACAATCGGTATTGCTCCGCTAAAAGCTGTATAACCTCCTGCGGAGATACTGCCGATTTTGAAATTTTTTAATGTATACCAGTTTCCAATCAAATTGCATCCCAGGTTTACTCCGTATTCGTCATAGATACTGTTCGCACGGCTGAAGCAAAGCATCGTAGTATAGGAAGTGGCTGAGGCACTTGCTTTTTGTGCAAATGCCATATACTTTCCTTGCGGCTCCAGGTCAAACACAAGTCCTTTATGAGCACTGTTCCCTGACCACTGGTTTGTGCCGATCGCTCCGACATAATACCCATCTCTGTAAAAGTGATTACCCGATTCATCGAATACAGCACGCTTCTTAGAGTTCTCTACTCCGTAATTGTAAATAGCGATCTCTCCTGGATTGATCTGCACGTATTTTGAGTTTTTATTGAAAGCTATAATCACGTTGTTGTAATACTGCGTGATGTAAGAGCCCATTTCACCCTTGCTCACTTTTGAAGTGATACTCTCAGCATTTTGCTTGATGGAAGAAGATAATGTCCCTTCTTGTGATGTTGCCCTCTTCACCTCTGACTCAATAGAATCTTTCAAAATCGTCAACTGCGATTCTGAGTATGCAGACATATATCCCAGAATTTCCACGTCCGTAATATACACCGTGGTATTTGCTACATAATTGTAGAAATACGTGTTGAAATACGATGGCGTTGCATATGAAGTGAACTCAAATTGCGTCCACTCGTCACTCAGTTCTCCAGCTTTTGTATAAAAACTTTTGCTGTCAATCGTTAATCTTATCCTTGCTGTCTCTGTGTCTTCTGCATTACAAGCTGCCTTAAACCTAACCGTAATGTCTCCACGTTTCTCCCATGGTTTCTGATACCAGGAGATATTGTATGTCGAAGATGTGTTCTCAATCTTCGCACAACTCTTGCTGTCAAAGGTTGTCTGTGTAATCTGTGTCGTGTTGCTTCTGCTCCAACCGGTAAATTTATCATCGGTGTTCGAGAACTTCCCATTGCTGCAATAATTGTGCAGTGAATTTTCATAGAGATCCGATACCGAAGCGGATACCTTACCAACTTCCACATCTATTCTGGCATTCAGATCATCCAGTAGCTCCTGCATATCTCTCAGACATCGTATGTTCGTGAGATACACCACCGAACCGGTATATCCGTAAACCGTGATTGCTACAGACTTCGCCGCTTTGGTAATCTTCACTTCTTTGCTGTAAGTGTGGAACTCGTCCGCACTGTATCCGCTGAAGTATTCTGTTGACTGATTCTCTGAGAATCCATACCGGACATAAGACGGGCGGTACTTTGAACCTTCCGGATATGCCGCTTCGACAGCAATTTTATAATTTCCAGCTTCCAAGCTTCCCAGGCTCTGTGACAATGTTACAGAACCATTTGCAGAGAACGTCAGCTTGATTGCATTCATGTTTAGGAACTCCGCTTGCTCAATCGTGCAGCTACCAGTTATGCCGGATACAGTGAACTTTCTTTTATCAAGTGTTTCTTGCTCACCACCAACTATATAGTTCTTCCGGGCAACCGTTTCCTTTACACTTCGTACAGATAGCGAAATCTTATTCTCCAGGTTGGAAATGGAATTCTCAATCTCCTCTCTGGCTACTCTGACTTTATTATCAGCATGATTCTTCGCCGCTGTCTCACTCTCTGTTATCTTCGTTTCTACCGATGTCCGGTATCCGGCATCCAGCGATTCTGTCTTGACGGAATTTACCAGAAGCATTTCACCATTGATCTTCCCGTCCATGGTAAGTGCTACTCCGTCTATTGGTCCGTCATAACCCTGGCTGTAATGTGCCAGACCACCAAGCCCCCATCTCCACAGGTTCTTAGCTTTCTCCTTATACTCTGTATCATCAGCAACAACAAACTCATTCGGTGTGTGTATTGCGTATCCACTGGCTACCTGTTTGTTTATGAGGTCTTGTGCGCTTCTGAGAGCCTCCTGCAAGATTTCTGACTTACTCGGCAAGGATTTTATAGTCTCTTCCATTTCAGCCGTATTCTGGCGATTTGACGATGTGTATGAAACAGAGCTTGTTTCATCTCCAAGTGTTACCGTATTATCTTTGAAGCTGGTAATATAGGTCTTCTTTTTCGTCAGAGGAAACTCTTTATCCAGACCGTTCGGCGTTGACGTACATTGAATCTTGTTTCCTACCTCAAATCTTTGGAAGGAATCATCTTTCAGATTCAGATCTACTGCTTTCAATTCCAAAATCATCTTCTCAAACTGAGCAGACTTCAGATATTCTTCGCCTTTCTTCAACAGATTTTCCGGAAGAGATACATCATCCCACGTAACTGTCTTATAAATCTTTCCATATTCTCTTACAGCATTATCATCTGTTACATAGTCAACGCCTCCATTGACACTTGCGATTGTTATTCGCTGATCCGAGATGGCTTCCAATGACGGATCCTGTTCTTCTTCGTCCAGCTTCGCTCCCAGTGGAATTACACATGTGACCAAATCAGATGCATCCATGTTCTTCGAGAAATCCAGCAGATTCTTTCCAAACCGGATGCCCTGGTCATTCTTCGTGTAATAATCTTCGTCTGCCAGGTAGTCTAGGATTCTGAGTCCGTCTACATGCCGGATAACCAAATGTCCTCCAAGTCTGCTTATCAGTTTCTCTTTAAAAGCTGTCCTGGTGTCTTCGTAATTGGAATATCGATACAGCGAATCATTGGAATCCTTAACTGTAACCCGACCAACAGTAAACTGCTTTCTTTCCTCTACCTGTGCATTATGAATATCAATCAGATCCTGCACATATGCTTTGACCGAGATGTTGTGATATACCTTCGGTCTCTGGATACTGTCACATAAAAAGGCAAGCTCTCCCTCTACGAACACTTTCTTTGTTCCGGAAAAGTCTTCATCGTCATAAAGCACTCTCCCGTAAAACTCCGGTTCATCATCCCGGTAAAAAATAATATCCGTTGTCAGCTTCTTGACCTTGTCGTAATACGGATGATTCGGGTATACGCTAAAAGATGCAGAGCCGTTGATGTTATCGCCCACTTCAAAGTATGGCTTTCCTCCAACCGTCAGTGCCTTTACCATGGAATCATGGATTGTGTACTCTTCACCGTCCACATAGGCTTTAATTGTATACATCTACAACATCCCTCCCCTGTGAATCAGTGTGATCTTGCCTGTCCCCTGGAAGTATAAGTCGTTCGTCCCTTTGTACAGGATGAGATCGTACATGATATTCTCGCCAACAGATATCGTGTAGGTCGAATTACGGTATCTTACTTTCATCTCCGCATTTGATACGATTCTAAGCGTTTCATTGTGAATCCAACCGTCCAGCGTAACTTTCTGCCATCCAGAAGCGGAGCTGATCGTAATGTCTGACGTATTCCGGATCACTCCATTGAGGAAGTTGAATGTATCCCACTTCCACGGTTCGTCTGACGATGCAACGCTTATCTTATATGGCTCGCATGTGCATGTGACCGCTATCTCAGCTGTAACATCATTTGACTTGCTGGTATCAACCTCACATCTTCCGACATAATAGAATCCCTTATCCGTATCCAGGATAATCCTCTTTTCTACTCCCTGGATATCAGAAGCGATCTGGCTAATCAGACCGCTCCATTTTTCATAACTGCAGTTCCTTACTCCAAATGTGAATTTCAGTTCACGCATTTCATACTTGATACCGCCATTCTGAGCTTCCGTAAGGTCGAGATTGCCATTCATGCCCGGTACGCTCACATATTCAGTTTTTGCTTTCGGTATTCCGATCTCTATCTTCTTGAGCTTTAAACCCCAGTCCCGGAACGAATGTGTTTCATCGAACGTGATTCCTACTCCCGGCATGATTAGCCTCCTCTCTTCTTGTGTGTATCAATTCTTGCCATGTTTTCATCCACGATAGGTGTCGTAGCTTCTCCGATTTCCCGGCTATCCAGGTCTACATGCACATGTGTCTCTCCGCTGATCTCTACCGTTGTGTCTCCGCTCTCAAAGACTTCCTGTTTTTCTTTTTCCACTTTGTATGCTGTGCTGACTTTTTTATCCACCGCAATCTTTCCGGTTTCCACATTAACAGCTGTCTGCATCCGCTTTCCAAGAGCTGACATTTCATCGTCCATCTGCTTATACAGATCTGGCATTTCAGCTTCGATACCTACGCCGATACCAGGTGGAATCCACTTACCGATTTCATCAGCAAATACTTTTGATGGAGAATGAATACCCAGTGCGCTCTTCACACCATCAACAATTCCGGAGAAGAACGATGACACCTGTCTTCTGAACCAACCGGCGGCATTACAAATTCCATTCCATACACCCATTACAATGTTGTAGCCAACGCTTGCCATCTGAGATGGTAAATTTGCCACTCCATTTATGACTGCATTACACAGGTCGGATGCCGCTTGTCTTCCCTTCGCCACCATATCGGATCCCCACTGGATCACTTTCTGGATGGTGTTACTCAACCACGTCCAGATTTTTCCTGGTAACTGCGAGAAGAAATTAACGATTGTGTCTATCGTATTAGCTCCAACTTCTCTTGCTTTCTGTAGGGTATTAGATCCCCAGGTCACAAATCTATTGAATGCGTCCGTCAGCCAGTTCCAAATTTTGCCAGGTAGCTCAGAGAAGAATGTAACAATACTGTCTATGCAGTTGCTTGCCACCTCTCCGGCTTTCTGGAGCATCTGGCTTCCCCACTCAACAAATTTGTTGTAGGTATTTACCAGCCAGTCCCAGATTTTCCCTGGCAATTCAGCGAAAAACGTAACGATATTGTCAATCATCTGAGGAACATTCGTGGTGATCCAGTTGATCACATTCGTTCCCCATTCAATCAACGTGCCGATCACAAATCCAATCGCATACCCGATTTTATATGGCAATTCCGTAAAGAACTGTACGATTGAATCAATAATCTGCGTTGTGACCTCTGATGCTGTCTCCAGCATAGAAGCTCCCCACTCGACAAAACTTTCTGCCAGTGAGCTGATTGCATCTATGATTTTTCCTGGCAATTCGGAGAACCACTCAATCACAGAGTCAATGAATTCACCTATGCTATCCAGGACACCAGAGCCCCACTCAGCGATAGCCGAACCAAGTTCGCTTAGCTTATCCGGTATGCTCTGGAAAAATTCTACAATCTGATCCCAGTGTTCCTTGATGACCACAACCGCCGTTGCAACCGCAGCTACAATTCCGGCAATCGCAGCAGCCACCAATGCAGGTGCACCCAGGATAACCGCTCCGACAGCCGCCAGCGCAATGCCAACCACCATAAGAGCTTCTTTTACAGCACTGAAGCCGTTCACAAACATATCTACGAAATTGGTAACTGCGAGAATCGCTCCGGCAATAATAGAACCAATTCCGGCTATGGTAGAACCGAACTCTGCAAAGAATCCGATTACTTTCTGTACCGCTCCACCAATAGAACTGAAGATACCAGCAATCTTAGGGAACTCCAGCTCCAGGACTTCCATGAGCGAACCGGCTCCACCACTCCAGAGTGCGAATCCTTCTACGACTTTTCCGATGACTCCGGAAATTCCGCTAATTCCACCCTTTAATGTCTTCAGTATGGAGAATAGTGTGCTTAAAGGCTGAATAACACTTTGAGCAACGTTTAAAGCTGCGATAGAGCCAGCAATCACTCCGATTGCATAGCCAACAGCTTCCAGTGTGTTCGGATCTGCCCCGTCAATCACGCTGAACAGTCCGGAAATCACATCTACAATTCCCTGGATTATAGTGCTTGCCGAATCTATGAATCCGTTAAGGAATCCTTCGATCAGTGAAGACACGCCAGGAAACTCTTCGCTCAGTCCTTCACAAAATCCAGCTACGAAATCTTTTGCAGCCTGGATGATAAGCGGTGTATTTTCCTGTACCGCCTCTCCAATTTTGCCAAGCATTTCACCAAATACCTGACCAATTTCCTCTGAATGATCGCTCAGAGCCTGTAGAAATTCCGTAAATAAATAAATGCCAGCAGACCACATGTCACCGGCTACATTTATAATTGCTTTTACAAGCTCAGCAACTAAAGTTGCTCCTGCTTCGGCAAATTCCTCCTGGTGCTCCATGATGGCATTTATGAATGTGCCTACCAGATCTTCCGCTACTCCGATCAGTGTCGGTGCAGCATCCACAGCCATCTTCGCCAACTCAGCGATAGAATTTCCAAATGCTTCAATCAGACCGTCAAATCCCTTCTCAGCCATGGCTTCGTTC